CTTGTTCCCGGTCTTGCGTTAAATACAGCTCACCTTCGCTGTAATAAAGCAAACCCCTGAAGCAAGAGGCAAGCGAATTAAGCACCTGATATACCGAGCCTGGATTTTGCAAGTAAACATTGCAAGTAAAACGAGGTTCCGTTCCACCGCTGCCAGACGGTACAAGCTCATCGCAATATTGAGAAACGGTGTAAAGATACCAAGGATCAATGGCGATAGAACTTACATAACGTTTGACGCCAAAACGCTCGTTCAGAACGATGTCACGGAAGATCCAAGCAGGGTTATCGGTCCATGCCATTTGAAATGTTCCGTCCCACAAACCTGTGTAAGTGCGAGTTGCAGCGTTGTAGTTAGTAGGAACCTGAACGCGCTTACCGCGAAGCTTGACTGAAACATCAGGGATTGTATTAAACTGTCTTGCATCAACCTTTAACGCAATAAGACCGGTATTTGGATAAGCAAACTTTTCATCAATAATTTCGACAAAACTCTGCCAATTGATTATGTTCTGAATAAAGCTACTACTACTGTCAGATGTCAATCTTGTGACTCGTACGTTCCAAGGGCCTGTGCCAGGCAAGTCAAACTCATAAGCGCGTTGAAATTCGCTGTTTGATTTTCCGCTAATAGTTGGCGAGGAGATAGTTGTATAACTGCCGCCATTTGAATTGACTTCAATCCTAAAACTGACGCTTGTGCCAGAAACATCACCGTTTTGTTCGTTTTGAGCCTGCAAAGCAGGGAGGGCAATAATTACCCGGCAACGCTCTGTGTCTGTATCCGTAATAGCCCTCGTAATTGCACCAGCAGCCTGAGTAACGTTTACATTGACGCCAACAGTGTTTTCGGTTCTGCTAAAGCCTGCGATAGGAGTTTGTGTTTCGTCTTCGCCTAGCCTTGAGTCAAGAGTAAAACCATCAAAGTTGTTCGTTCCATCGGGATTTTGTATTGGAACGCCGTCTAGATAAACGTCTTTATTGATGCCATTAGGGAATCCTTCAAGCACGCCTTCGCTTGTCGCATAAACTGTTTTTGCAAATGCAACTGAAAATAAATTATTAGCAGCTACTACCGGCTGTCTTGATGGATTCTGAACAACAACTGTTTGATTGACAACCTGTTTTGTTGGAGGGGCACTGCGACCACCGCCACCGCCACCAGCACCACTGACCTCTAGGTTATTTGCTTGGGTTTGATCGTCCATCACAAGTAATTCTGCAATTCAAGGCCAAAGCTCAGAACAGGCAAAGCGCCAATGATGCGCTCACCATAAAGAACAGGAACCACGTCTCCTTGCACTGTATTCGCGTTCGACTTGTCAAAGGCAAAGCTGTTCAGCTGCTCCTCTTGAGATCGACCTGATGTTGCACTAGAACCACCTAACCCACTGCCTAAGCCCCCTTTGACGTTGGGCATCTTGGGCGTTGGCGTTAATAGCTCTGCTACGCCGCCAAAGATCAGTGAAAGGCCAATCGTCCCTAACACGGGTGCGAATGCAAATGGAGCGGCTAAACCTAAAAGTCCAATAGTTGCTCCAGCTGTGACAATTGCCAACGCAACCAACGCCACACCAGCAATAATCTTGCCAGTTGCACCACGACCAGCAGGCAGCGGAGCTAGCACCATCCGCTTACTCATCGGCCACAACATCTGATCTTCATCAAGACCTTCCGCGTGATCAGTCACAACGCGCCAGGCAATCCCCTTTTCGCCTGACTCCAGCAGATACTGCCTAAGGCCAGGAATCTGCAAACACAATGCCCTCAATGCCTCGGCAGGTGTCTTCACCGCAAGCTGAAACCTACGCCCGTACAGACGGCCAGCCTCGCCTAATAATCGGATGGTAACCATTAGCCGTTGCGCCTCAGAACCATGAACGTATTATCGCGGAAATAGCCGCTGTAAGCCATTATCGCTGAGTCCCGGTCAACCAAGTGCTGATAAATCCGGTTGGCCTCTACATCCTCAAGCACTGCAACGTGATTACAGGTGTGGTCATTCCTGATCCGAAACAGCAACACATCCCCACGTTCCAGATCAACTGTCATAGGGATCTTGATAAAGCCTTCAGCCGCGAAGTTATCCTCAAAATGCGTAAAGCCTCGCTGCGCCCATTCGCCCTCGTACAAACGCTCATAATCAGCCATCTCAACGCCCATTTCCTGCGAGTACCAATCGCGAACAGCTGAATAGCAGTCATAACCGCCATACATCCACGGACGCCCCACTAAGCCTGCTGATTGGCGCGGATCAAAGTAGTAAAACTCTGTGCTGGCACAGTTGAAAACTATATAGGGCAGATTCAAGGCTTTAGAGGCATTAATATCCGCAAAGCTCATGCTTGCGTAATCCGCGTGGCTATGCCATGAAGCAACCGCATCATCCCAGTACAAAGCCGTCTCTTCTGCACTAATCACAAACGTGTCAGGCTGCGTTGCGGTGTTGGTGCATTCAACAATCGTTCTATCAGCAAGAACAAAGCCACAAGCCTCAACAGGATGAGCGGCTTCTGCGTAAGCGCGAATGCTCGCTTGCTGTTCGACTGTGATCGGATTGGTGTACTGAGAAAGCATCGTTTAACCCATTGCGTCCGTAAGACCAGGAAAGCCGCCAAACGGCAGCCTTGACGTACTGCCAAACCTTAGTTGACAACTGGTCAAACGCTTGCCGCAAACATCATTACTAAGACTGGCAACACTTTGATCATTAGCGTTGAAATAATTGCTTCCACTGTAATGACAACCAATATCACTTCTATATCTCCATTGACATTGCTCGCGCAATAATCTACGTCCAGGCAATGCACGCCCTTCCAGATCAAATGGAATTGTTAGCTGAAAAGATACCGCTAGCTTAGTTTCGCTGCTTTTTTGCTCAACAACCCATTCATCTGGTCCCCAGAAAGCGTTTGGATCAGCGGCTTCAGCACCGTCAAGGTAAGTCGTTAACGTACGAATCCTTTGGACCGTTGCGCCAACAAGATCTTCATAAGTATTTGTCAGCGCAGTAATGCCAAGACCTACGTTTGCAAATGTCAAGCTTGGACGCGCCAACTGCCCTTTGGTGTTTAGATCAAAGCCTGATGCCTCCAACGGCAACGCTGTATAAGTGTTCGTTTGGTATACAACATCAGCGCCATTAACTTGTGACCAATTTGCAAACCTATAAATTGCTTGATCTGACGAACCAGAAGGCAAAATTGCTGTAATGTCGAGCGTGAACAGATCAATAATCTGCGGCAGCTGTGGCTTGAAAACTTCAGCGTTAGGAGGCGCTTGCGTCATACATAAACCCTCGTCAAACTAAATTTTAAGGTTGAATGCACAGCCCCAACAGGGGTAATAGTCCAGCCATTATTGATCAAGAAAGATCTTGACGCCAAAGTCAATACAATCGGAACAACGGTACTGTTGGCAATGGTCACAGAAGTCAGCAAACCCGTCACCATGTTAGCCGTGTAATCAGTTGGCCTTGTGTACCCGGTAAGAGTCAAAGACCCAATGTTTGTATACCCTAAACGCAATTGGCCAGCTTCAAACGGTCTAGAAAAAGTTTTTGTATCGAATGGAGAAGTCCACGGGATTGCTTGTCCACGTTGAGCTAAAAAATAACTTTCTAAAGAAAAGATCTCTTCGTTAGTTAATGCAATTGTAGTGCAATCCCAGCTCTCTCCTTCTGAATTCAAACCATCCGTAAGGATTTGAGAATAGCCATCCCCAAACTGCGCTCTTTGAACTCTTTGAGTGCGACGTGATGTTGTTACCAAGTCGAGCTTGATGTCGTTAAATGCCATGTAAGTCATCAGAGCATCCCTCCGCTGCGGCGCTCATTAGCCAAGGTTGACAACACAATACCTTTGACCTGGCCAGCCAGCTGCTTTTGTGCTGCAGGCGTTAAATCATCCCCTGTGTTTTCAACAGTAATATTGATAGCACCCACCTGAACGCCAGAACCAGCTCCCCTCATTGTAACTGGGATGCTGCGCCCGTCAGGAAGCGGCACATAAGCTTCAGGCGTTGAACCCTCCCCAAACATTGCAAGCTGCGGGCTGTTAGCCACTCCACCACGCGCATAGCGTTTGAGATCCAAAGGGCCGCTTTGACTCATGATTCCACCATCAGCAAAGCCAGGAATCATGCTAACCAAGCTTTTAACGCCGAACTGAAGGAACATACTTGCAAGCGATTTAAGGATTCCAGAAAGGGATTCCTGAAGTGACTTAGCGTTAAACAACACGTCTTCAAGAGCGCCACCAACACTGGAAGCAATCGTATCGCCAACGCTTTCCCAAAGTTTTTCAAGCTCGGTAGTTTTAGGAATCAACTTGTCTATTTCTTGTGCTTCTTTAAAAGCTGCCTTGAGTGCATCTACTTTTGCCTCGTCCAACTTTTCAGCTTCTTTGACTCTTTGCTCGTCAATTTTTAGCACTTGTTCGTTCAACCTAACCCTAGCCTTGTTAAGTTCAACGTCAGCCTTCAAAGGGTCGTCAACATATTGTTTTTTAACAAGCAGGCTTTTTAGATCAAACTCAGCTATTGCTTTTCGGTAAACAAGTCCTTGCTCTTGAAATTCAAGGATGCGCTTCTGAAGTTCAAATTCTGCTTGCCCCATTGGCGCTTTGGCTGTTGCGCCGCCACCATTGCCATTTAGGGTAGGCGTGATGCCAGGTAAACCTTTTCCAGGCTTTGATTGTTCAATTTCACCGCGCAATTTTTGCATTGCTGTTATGCTTTTTAGCTCAGTAGAAGCTAAATCTCGTGTTCGTTCTATTCTTTGCCGTTCAGTTAACAAAGCGCTTATCCCGCCACCCTGGGCCGCCGACCCTCCAAGCAAATCTGCTTCAGGGCTGCCTTGTTGCGCACGTTGGATGTTTGCATTAACTGCAGCTAGCTTTAAATTACTAGCTGTAACTTGTTTATTTAATACTGCAATTCTTGCGTCGTCGCTGATGCCTAAAAACCTGTCTAAAGCGTTAGCAGCATCAGTAATTTGTTTAAGTATTGCAGTAAAAACTGTTTGAAACGCTGCGCCAATTGGTTGCAATAAACGACCCACGGATTCGTTCATATTTGACAACGCAACTGCTAAACGATCTCCTGCGGCTTCCGGCGAAGAAGCAATAATTTCTGCAGTTACGCCATATTTTCTAAATATGCTTTCTGCAAACCTTTGAAAGTCTTGCAAACTTACTTCTCCTTTTTCAAGAGCCTTGTCTAGCTCTTGTGGCGTTTTCCCTAATGATTTAGCAAACAAAGTAAACGCGCCTGGAAGCCTTTCCCCAATTTGTTGTCTCAGCTCTTCGGCTGATACCTTACCTTTAGAGAAGACTTGCGCAGTTGCTGTTAACGCAGAGTTAATATCTTGCAGTGACCCACCAGTTGCCCGAACAGCTGCAACAACTCCATTAAAAGCAGTTTTTGTATCTTCAAGATTTCCTCCTGCGCCTTGCACAGACGCTTGTAATTTTGTAAATTGACGAGTTACAATTTCTTGAGGAATTGCAAATCTTTTTGTTGATTCTTGAACAAAATTAAGAGCGTTATTGTAATCAGCCTGACTTGTTGTTACTCCTTTTAACGCAATTCTAAGTTTGGCAATGCTTGCCGCGTATTCAGCCGTGGCCCCTACGGCTTTTCTAAATTGACCTACTTGCGCGCCAATAGCCCCGCCAACAATTGCGCCAGGGACACCGCCAGCAAGACCGATAGTCGCGCCAATAGCACCTTCAGGCCCACCAAAGACCCCAGCACCTGCAATTGCGCCAACGCCTTTTGCTGCACTTGCCAAGCGCCCACCCCGACCCGCAGGTCTACGTTTTTCTGCTTTCGCTAGCTGTGCATCAAGCTTTGCGGCTTCTGCTGTTGCTTCCTTAAACTCTTTGCTGCTGATATCAAGTTGAGCCGCAATATCACGCCATGCGTTTCTGTAATCCCTTAGGTTTTTAATACTTGTTGTTGAAGTGCTTTGAATCTCTTTGAGTCGAGAACTGACTAGCTTGAAATTGGTGTCAACTTTTGTTTTTGCCGTAACAGCAAGCTTATTTAACGAAGCCTCAAGTTCCTTCAGCTCACCCTTGCCAACGGCCTTGACTAAAACCTTCAGTTCAGTGGTGACAGCAGCCATCAGGGTTTCCTTTTGTTCAGACAGGTCAGAGCCGTGACTTCCATCACCTGTATCCCCTCAAACAGAGAGACAGGATCCTTCACTGAATACAGTCTACTAAGGCAATCAAGTGCTGAGTAGTTCAGCCCTGTCAATCCAGCCATACTGACATTCCACTGCGTCTGCATCCTAAGGAACATCATCACGGTGTCCCAATTCTCTTCCCAGACTTCACAGTGCTGTTCAACGGCTTCCAGACGCGCTTGTGCAATCTGCTCTTCACTAGCACCAAGAGCTTTCAGATCAGCTTCACGCTCATCGACAATGCCGCCTTTCGCCCAATACTCAGCGGCCTCTTCTAGTTTTTTGCTTGTGCTCCAGTCAAACTGTCAGTGTATGCCGTAATCACAGCACGCAAAACATACGGATCATCAAACAATTCAACCTTGCTTGATTCGCCGTATTCCACCTCGTCCCCAAGCTCATCTTTGATCCCCTCCCAACCTTCAAGGATTTCACCAACCAAAGCATCGTCGCCTTGATCAATTAAATCATTGAAGGATGAGCGGCTCATCTTTTTAAAGACT